CAGTTACAGATGTTCGAGGAACAGACCTTCCACGAATTGACCTTATCACTTTCGGATCGCCTTGCCAAGATTTTAGCCTTGCTGGAAAACGTCAAGGGATGGGAGGAGATAGAAGTTCCCTTATTACCCACGCAATTCGACTCATCGATGAGTGCAGACCTAGTCTTTTTATCTGGGAGAATGTTAAGGGGACTTTCTCCTCAAACAATGGCGAAGACTTTTGGGCAATTATCCAAGCCTTTACCAACCTTGGGGGTTATAGACTCGAATGGCAACTGCTTAATACAAAGTGGTTTCTACCCCAAAATAGAGAGAGAATCTACCTTGTCGGATATCTTGCAGACGGAAGTGGAGGACAAGTATTTCCTATCGGAGAAAATAGTGGACAGATTGATGAGCTACAGAGACAACAAGGAAGTGCCTGTACGGTGCTCGCAAGATACGAAGCAGGAGCAAACGGAAGTTACGTTGTTGAACGTAAACAGTCTGCACAAGAAGTAGTGTTTCAGGTTAAGTCAGCTACAAGTAAAGGCTACGAAGAAGCTACTGATGGTGACTCTATAAACTTATCAGTTCCAACATCCAAAACAAGAAGAGGTAGGGTAGGCAAGGGTGTTGCTCAGACATTGGATACTCATTGCAATCAGGCTGTCGTGAAATACAATTACGGACAGAAGTCATTGAACGCTACATTGGAAAAAGAGAATCTATCTACAGACCAAGTAAAGGCTTTAGACCTGTACAATAAGAAAGCGCAGGATGATAGTCCGACGCTAACTGAGCCACATCATAATAGTCTCAGACTTTACGATAGAGGAAACATCAGAAGGCTAACACCAATAGAGTGTGAAAGGCTACAGGGATTCCATGATGATTGGACTAAGGTTGGAACTGAAGGTGAGATAAGTGATTCTCAGCGGTACAAAATGTGTGGAAATGCAGTAACCGTTAATGTTGTTGAGGCTGTGGCTAACAGAATAAAGTCTGTTGTGTTTAATGGCTAAAAAGGTCCTTAAAAAGAAGAGATTTATGATGACTGATGAGCATTATGTGGCTCAGAGCTATGTTTTCGCTGTAGGGTATAAGATTTACCCAGTAGTGTCTCCATCTGGATACAAAATAGCTGTTCAATTAGGAGATAATATTAAAATAGGGGAAAAGACCTTCAGCCCCAATAGGGATGAATGGTCAGAACAGATTTGGGACTTGTATATGCAAATATATAAGAAGGATAAACAGAAAGGACTAGTCTAGATTTACTTTATTAAACGCAGTATGGGCAGAAAACCAGTAAACAACTTATATAAGAAGGCTTTAGATGGCAGAAACCATAATGGGGCTAAAAAGGGTGATAAACAGCTCAGGGCTATCGAACAAGACCTTAAAGGACTCAATGCGGACACTAAAGCGAAGCAAAATCGCAATGCAGTGTATGCTACTAACGCAATTAGAGAGGTTTTTGGGTCAGAAACTGATTTCTGGGTCCACGTAGCTGAGAAATCTAAGGATTCGTTTAATCATATGAAGATTTTGACTGAATATGCCTTTGGGAAGCCCTCTGATGGGTCTTCCAATGGCAATTCTACTGGTAAATTAGACATTCCCATAGTAAACTTCTTTACTGGGTCACCTCCACAAGTAGAAAACACCATAGACATAACAGAAGATGATCAGGAAGACGATAAATAGCCTAAGCGGAGGTAAAACTAGCAGTTATTTAGCTGTTCATCATCCAGCAGACTACAATTTATTTGCCCTTGTTAGAACAAACGATAAGTCCTGCTTGTTTCCAGACGCTAAGATCAGGCAAGAAGTTAGCGATAGGCTCGGTACTGAGTTTATAGGTACATTGGAGGATGACATGATAATATACACTATGCTTGACCTAGAACAATATATAGGACAAGAGATAAATTGGGTTACTGGAGAGTTGTTTGATGATATAATATTCAAGAAGAAGAGTGGAATAACATTCCTGCCTTCTCATATCAGGAGATTTTGCACTACCGAAATGAAGCTTATTCCTATAACCAGATGGGTAATGAACAACTTAGATCATGTGCCTATTATGCGTATTGGATTTAGAGCTAATGAAGGTAGGAGGGCTAGGGCTATGATGGCCAGAGCAGATGAGAATGGACATCTAAAGGTAAAGTTAGTTACTGGAAAAAGTAAATTCAAGACGGTTGATAGGTGGAGTGAAATTGATTACGCAATACCAGAGTTTCCTTTATTGAATTCAGGCATATATAAGGATCAGATAGAGTCTTATTGGAAAGATAAGCCAGTTAGATTTGCTTGGATGAACAATTGCGTTGGTTGTTTCCATAAGGAACCAACGCTGTTAAATAAGATGTGGACTAATCATCCTAATAAGTTAGAATGGTTTGCTAAGAAAGAAAGAGAATCTATTAATAATGCTACTTGGAAATCAGATATGACATACGATCAAATAAAGAATTGGAACATACAAATAGATATGTTTGATGATGATTTTAACGAGTGTGACTCAGGACATTGCGGAATATGAAAGTACCATACTTAAACAGCAATTACAACGCATTAGGTAACGAAAGTAGGTACTTTGTACTTACGGGCGGGCGTGGCTCTGGAAAGTCATTTGCCGCTACAGTATTCCTAGTTCTGCTTACATACGAGAGAGGTCATAAGATCCTATTTACACGCTATACGATGACTTCTGCTGGATCTTCTATTATTCCTGAGTTCATTGAGAAGCTGGAAATGATGGAGGTCATAGAGGACTTCAGAATTACCAAAGACGAAATCACAAACATTAAGACTGGGTCTAGTATCATATTTAAAGGGATTAAGACAGCGTCTGGCAATCAGACAGCTGCTCTTAAATCATTAAACGGTGTTACTACATTCGTACTTGATGAGGCTGAAGAGCTTATTGATGAGGACGTGTTCGATAAGATTGACCAGTCTGTTCGTGTGAAAACTAAACCTAATAGGGTTATCCTGATCCTTAACCCAACGACTAAGGAGCATTGGATATATCAGAGATTCTACCAGAATCAGGGTATAATGGATATGTACAATGGAGTAAAATCTAACGTAACATATATTCACACAACCTACAAGGATAATGTGAATGCGGAAGGTGTCTCAAACCTTTCCGCATCATTCCTTGAACAGCTTAATCAGATAAGAATCAATAGACCTGAGAAGTATGAGCATCAGATACTAGGAGGCTGGTTAAACAGAGCAGAGGGTGTTGTCTTCACTAACTGGAGGCTAGGTATGTTTGACGATTCGTTTGATATCATATATGGTCAAGATTATGGATTTGCAAACGATCCTACGGTTTTAGTAAAATTGTCTATAGATAAACGCAATAGGCGTATATTCGTCAAGGAGATGTATGGTAAGCAGGCTATGTCTACATCAGAGATAGCTTCTATGAACATAAGATATGCAGGACCTGATTTGATTATTGCTGACTCTGCTGAGCCTCGTTTGATACACGAGGTCAGGCTGAAAGGAAGCAACGTAAAGCCAACCATTAAGAAGTCTGGGTCTATATTATCAGGTATTAGCTTACTGCAGGACTTTGATTTAGTCATAGATCCTGAGAGCGTAGAGATCATCAAAGAGATGAATAACTACGTATGGAGTGATAGTGGTAAGCAAAGACCAGTAGACAAGTGGAACCACAGAATAGATGCTATTCGATATGCAGCTCAGTATGCACTAGCAAATTTTTCTCGTGGTGCTTATGTGATCAGGTAGCTCTTAAACACAGTACGTTCTCTTAAACATATTGGGTTTTGGTCTACGGGGGCTTGGCTTCATGGCCAAAGCCCACCGATGACCCATCTATCTAGCCAAAAGTTAAAGTTTTATTAAAGTGTTTTTTGCTATTGCGAGATCAATTCAATGTCCGTAATATTGCAGAACAAACATTTAAAACAACGACTTATGAAGCTAGAAAAATTCTTACAAGCAACTAACGATGGCAAAATCTTCTCAGCCACATTCGTTAAAAAGGACGGTACTATACGTACTA